TTAACCATAAATGTAGAACACAATCGAGGAAATAATTATGAACAACTTATATGCAAGTAGTATTGATGAAATCGTAGACCTTATAGCTAACGTGGGCAAGACACGTACTGTACTAGTCGAGGGTGATATGGGTATCGGTAAGTCTACGTTACTCAAGATCATGGCTAAGAAATACCCTGAGCATGTACCCTGTTACTTTGACTGTACCACCAAGGATTTGGGTGACTTGTTTCTACCCAACATCAATGGCGCGGACAAGTGTGTATCGTTCCTACCCAATGAGCAGTTTGGCGTACACCTAGACAAGCCACAGTTACTAATGATTGATGAGTTCGGTAAGGCTAACCCATCAGTTAAGAATGGTATGCTCGTTGTGATGCTCGAGCGTATGATAGGCAACAAACAAATGCACCCTGACAGCTTAGTGTGGGCGACTACCAACCTAGGTGCCGAGGGTGTGGGTGACTTGTTACCACCACATGCACGCAATCGCATTATCACAATACGTATGCGCAAGCCTAGTTCCGATGAGTGGATAGGTGACTATGCTATCAACAACAACGTGCACCCATCAGTGATGGGGTTCGTGAAAGAGTTCCCGCAAGTGATGCAGTCGTTCACTGAGGTGGACAACCCCGATGACAACCCATACATCTACCACCCCAAGCGACAAGCCAATGCGTTTTGTACTCCGCGTTCGCTCGAGTGTGCATCTGACATACTACACCAACGTGAGCATCTTACTGATGACACGCTAACAGGTGCGCTAATGGGTACTATCGGTGAGCGTGGTGCGCTCGATATGATGGCGTTTGTTCGGTTAGCCGACAAGCTACCCACCCTTGAGTCTATCAAGACTGACCCTAGTAACGCGTTAGTACCTGACAGTGCCAGTGCAGTGTGTATGGTTGTTTATCGCGCACTATCTACCCTTGAGCGTGATTGGGTTGACGCGTGGCTTACCTACATGAAACGATTGAGTTCTGAGGCTCAAGGTATGTTTGCTATGGGTGTCAAGCCCGCATCATACAGTAAGCGGTCACTCGTTATGCAGAACAAGCAGTTCACCAAGTGGGCTATCGACAATAACTACATGTTCGCAGGGGACAAGGAGTAAATCATGTTAGCAGTAGCAACTAACCTTACAGCCGAGCAACGACTGAACAAAGCAGTGGTAGCTATCATGGGACACCCGCGCTACCTTGCCTTGTCTGGTGTGTTGATGGTCGGTGATCGTGGTGTACGTGATGACATACCAACAGCGTGCACCAATGGTCGTGATGAGTGGTATGGTCGTGCGTTCATTGAGGATATCAACGACAAGCAGTTACGTTTTGTTGTGTTGCATGAGTGTTACCACAAGATGTACAAGCACCTTACTACGTGGCAACACCTGTACAAAAAGTGTCCAATGTCAGCCAACAAAGCGTGTGACTATGTAATCAATCAGCAACTCGTTGATGACAATGAAGATGGGTTCATTGAGGGTATTGACGGCATGTGTATCGACTCCAAGTATCGAGGTTGGGACAGTGCGCGTGTGTTCGATGACATTTACAACGCCAGTTCGAATCCCGATTCAGGTGACTCACAGGGTAACGAGTCAGGAGATGATGGCGGACAACCTTCCCCTTCGTCTCAACAGTCTGACCAACAGCCGTTTGACGAGCATGACTGGGAGGGTGCGCGGAGTATGACTGATGAGGAGAAACAAGGTCATGCCAAGGAGATTGACGATGCCATACGTCAGGGTGCTATCACCGCAGGAAAAATGGGTACTGGGGGTGAGCGTACAGTAGCAGATCTACTCGAGCCACAAATCAATTGGCGTGAAGTGTTGCGTGAGTTCATTACTGATACATGCACTGGCTCTGACTATGCTACATACAATCGACCCAATCGCAGACTGCTTCACACAGGTATGTATTTTCCTAGCGGTATCACTGAGCACGTTGACGAGTTAGTGTTAGCTATTGATACGTCAGGCTCTATCGGTCAGCGTGAGTTATCCGCTTTCCTTACCGAGATCAAGTCTATCTGTGACACTGTACACCCCAAGTCTGTACGCATTATCTATTGGGACACCGAGGTGTGTGCCGAAGAAGTTTACAGTATAGATCAGCTTGACACCATCGTGACATCTACCAAGCCCGCAGGTGGTGGGGGTACTGATGTTAACTGTGTAACAAGTTACATGACAACCAACGGCATCACCCCGCAAGCCGCTATCATACTGACTGATGGCTATCTGTATGGTGGTTGGGGTACGTGGGCATGCCCAACACTGTGGTGCATACTCGACAACAAGGGTGCTACAGCTAACTGTGGCAAGACTATCCACATCAACTCAGGAGATATGTGATGAGTGAATCATTTGGCATGGGCATGGAAGCCGTACACCGAAGAATGGAATGGGAAAGGGCGGTTGATGAGGTACAACGTGCAGTCGAGTTCCGCCTCGATGCTATGCAAACACGTTACGACCCATCAACCGAAGAAGATAGAGAACGTCTTGCTCAAGCATGGGCAAGAATCTTACAAGGTTAATTAAGTTCTACACTGTAGAACAAAACATGAGGAAATAAATTATGGCTATGTATCGTTACAACCTAAATAGTTTCAGTGATGTTGTAAAACATTACGACAGTATCAAACCAATCCGAGGTACAGACATACGACCCCTTGGTGATCGTGCGCGTAAGTGGGAGCATATCGTCAAGGTTAATCGTAACAAGTATGTACTGACTCACATATTACCCAGTGATGATGCGCAGTATATCTACCAAGAAGATCGTAAGGGTATGATTGCACGTGCCCCTATCACATGGTTACGTGACCCTCGCACTGGTATCGAGAGTATCCGCATACGCAATGGCAGTGGTGACTACGCACATACGTCAACGTATTCATTCATTGACCGAGCAACACCCGACCCTATGTACTTCACCATTGACAATGGTAAGCAGTTCATACGTGCGCGTAACATGAACAACATAATACAGACACACTTCTTACCCAAAGGTAAGTGGGTGCATGAGCGGTACTTCACCACATGGAATGCCGCACTAGGCAGTAACTCGTGGCTTGCCTCACAAGACTTTACCAAGAACGATGACAAGGCGTATCTTGAGTTCGAGTTACAAGAGTTCAAGAATCCATCTACAGGTGAGTTGGATACGATGTACAAGCTAGTGCATGGGCAACACAAAGAACCTGTAACTCGTTATCGTATCGACAAGCAAGCCAAGAAGAAGTACGGGCAAGCATGTAAAGACCTTGTTGAGTGGGCGTGGACAATGAAAGACTTACTCGTTGACTCGTACCAACACAGTTGGGAAGTACGTCAGCAAACCAGAGATCAGGCGGGCAATGCTATAACTGAGAAGTCCGCGTTCTGTAAGATGTTACTCGATGAAGCTGACGAAAGGCGTACACCTACAGTCTCTTGGATACTGGGACACATGTCTCTTTACGACTACCAAACACAGCGATCAACAGTAACCGATGACCCGCAGAAGTTCCGCAGACAGTTCAACAATCAAGTGAACGAGTTAGCAGGGTTCAAGACCAAGCACAGAGAATTCATTGAAAAGGATAGATCAGTATGACTATATATAGAGATAACCGAGGCAACAAGAGAGATGTATGGCTCGTAAGTGATATGCAGGAGAAGAAGACCCAACAGGTGCGTGATAGGGAACGAGCGATAATAGATCATAATGCACCACAGCGTGTGGAGTGGGATTTGTTTGTGAAACAGGCGACAGCACATCTACCGAAAGATGTTAGGTTTTTTTACACCAACCCTAATCTTACTAGGTGTAGGTTGTACTTGCCTAATGACTTCATGGAGATGGGCGAGTTGTTTATGGAAGAGTCACTTAATGGTGATGGTACAGTGCATGAAAGGTTTTATCATGTAACTAGTCATCATATAACTAACAATCGGTACTGTCCTTGGAATAGTCCTTGGGAGCATCGTACCCGAACGAGTAAGTCGCTAGATAAAGCGATCAAGAATGCACGTACAGCATTGCGCCCTAACTCGTTAGCTGAGGTAGCTAGGGTATCAGTCGATGATATGAAGGATTGTATAAATGATCTGCGACAAACGGCTCGCCTGAAGTTCCAACAAGCAACGAGTAAACTTGGGTTCAATACGTTTTACATTGACGACCCGCTACCGCCCATACTCGATGACATAGTACGTCAGACTGAAATGGGGTTGGTGCGTTTGAGTGATGAGGTAAATGACCTACTAACTGAGTTCCACAAGACTAGAGACAGACACAAGCATGTAGACCAGACCGAGTATGCTAGGTTGTGTTGGGTGCATACTAATCATGTGGGCGATCAAGTGGTTGAGACGCACAGAGTGCGTGTGGGTAGTGGCTCGTTACAGGGAGACAATGGTAAGGGTATCACTTCATACGACAAGAATTTCTGTGTCCCTGACAAGGCAACGTACTGTAACAACGTACCAGAAGATATACAACATAAGGTATCTGTGTTGAGTATGTTAGATGAACGTGAGTATGTGGAAGAAGTTGGCTATAAGTATACAGATAGTGTATATTACATATTCGAAGAGGAGCGATAACATGGCTATGACCCCCGAAGGTAAGGTTAAGAAGAAGATTGTCGCCTACTTAAAAGAGATCGGAGCGTATTACTTTTTCCCCGCGACAGGTGGATATGGTAAGAGTGGTGTGCCTGACATAGTAGGTTGTTATAAAGGTAAGTTCTTTGGTATCGAAGTTAAGGCAGGTAAGAACACTGCTACTGAGTTACAGAAGATGCAATTAAAACTAATATCTGAGGCAGGTGGTATTGCTACAGTAACAAATGAGCACACGATTCATACGTTACGGTATCTACTTAATGACTTACCTGAACCAGACCCAAACCAATTAGAGTTAGATTTATGACTGAGTTAGTATCAAACCCTGTAGTAAAAGCAGAGTTAGAATGTATAGATGTAGCGATACGCAAAGAGCGTAGTCGTGTGTGGGATTTGGAAGATGAGACTGGTGATGAAATACACTCTAACTGGTTAGAGTATTTGTGTCGTGCTAAAGCGCGTGGCGTACAGCACATTGTATTAAACTTTTGAGGAGAGATAATATGAGTAAATTAAGGAAGTTCACCAACGGTGAAATAAGCCAAGTTTTAAGTTTGGCAACGGAGTTGTATGTCAGTGATAGACGAATGAAATGGGACGCGAACGACTGTCTTAGTATAGCGCGTAATTTTGTTGCCAAGAGCGCACTTATGGTAGACGAAATTAAAGATGAAGGCTACATGATTGGTGATGATGGCAATTCACATGCACGTATATGCGTAAACAATGACGGTACTAGTTCCTACACTGAGGAGATATAAGATGGAAGATTTTAAAATAGATAGAGAAGACACTTTTACCAAGCGCGATGTGGCAAGAGTGCATAATTTAGCAGAAGACTTATACAAGGCATCAAAGGCAAACCCTGACGATAGTGGGTACATGAGCGTTGAAGATGCTTGGGATTACGCGGTTGGATTTCACTCACACGCCCTAGCAATGTGGGACTGCTATGATTTTCCTGAAGATGAACAAGAGGAGAAATAAAATGGTAGATGCAAGCCCCCAAGATTGGGACGAGTTACGAAAGAATCACCCTAGACTTGTTAAGAAGTGGGAAGACTTTCGTGAGCAGTACCCAGATATGCAAGTTGATGACATGGTAGAAGATGTAGTCAACAACCCTAATCATTACAATACAGGTGGCGTGGAATGTATTGAAGGCATTGAAGCAAGTATGTCTGAAGACGCGTTCTTAGGTTATCTCAAGGGTAACTGTATGAAATACCTGTGGCGTTATGAGTATAAGGGTAAGCCTACTGAAGACCTAAAGAAAGCCCAATGGTATCTTGACCTATTAATAGATAGGATAGAAGAGTAATGGATTTAATTACTGTAGATTTTGAGACGTATTACGACAAAGACTTCTCGCTACGTAAGGTAACAACGGAAGCCTACATTCGTGACCCTCAGTTTGAGGTGATCGGTGTAGGTGTTAAGGTTAACGATGGACAAACTGAATGGGCGAGTGGTACACATGAACAGATCAAGAGTTACTTACATACTTTCGATTGGGCAGACGCTATGCTTCTGTGCCATAACACTATGTTTGACGGTGCTATTCTGGCTTGGATATTTGATGTGCGTCCTCGCGTCCTTGCTGATACTCTTTGTATGGCTCGCGCATTACATGGTGTCGAAGTTGGTGGATCTCTGCATGCACTTACTCAAAGGTATAATCTCGGCACTAAAGGGACAGAAGTTTTAGATGCTAAGGATAAGCATAGGTTAGACTTTACTCCTGAAGAGTTGGGTAGGTATGGTGACTACTGTGTTAATGATGTTGAGTTAACATATAAGTTGTTTATGAAAATGGCTAAGGGATTCCCTAAGCAAGAGATGCGTATCATTGACATGACGTTGCGTATGTTTACTGAACCAATGCTAGACCTAGACATTGGACTACTCCGACAACACTTAGAGAATACCAAGAAGATCAAAGAAGACTTGATTGAGTCTAGTGGAGTAACGCGTGAACAGTTGATGAGTAACCCTAAGTTCGCCGAGTTACTGGTATCAATGAATGTCGAGCCACCTATGAAAACAAGCCTGACTACAGGCAAAGAAACCTACGCGTTCGCTAAGAATGATGAAGCGTTTAAAGCACTACAAGAACATGACGACCCTAGAGTACAAGCACTTGTTACTGCACGTTTGGGTACTAAGAGTACGCTAGAGGAATCACGTACTGAGAGGTTTATAGGTATTGCTAAACGTGGACTAATACCTATCCCAGTGAGATATTACGCGGCACATACTGGCAGGTGGGGTGGCGATGACAAGATTAACATTCAGAACCTACCCAGTCGTGGTGCTAATGGTAAGAAGTTGAAGTCCAGTATCATTGCGCCAGTAGGTTACACACTAGTAGATTGTGATTCCTCACAGATTGAAGCGCGTGTACTTGCGTGGGTAGCAGGACAAGATGACCTAGTTGAAGCGTTTGCTAACAACGAAGATGTATATATTAAAATGGCATCTAAGATATACAACGTCAAAGAGGAAGACGTTACCAAGGAGCAACGGTTTGTCGGTAAGAGTACGATACTTGGTGCAGGGTATGGCATGGGTGCTGTACGATTCGCTGAGCAGTTGAAGTCATTTGGTACTACTATAGATGTAGAGGAAGCGCGTAGGATTATATCCATCTACCGAGAGGCTAACTGGAAGATAAGTCAGTTCTGGCGTAACTGTCAGAATATGTTGGTAGAGATGTCACGTGACAAGCCAATCTCATTCGGAGCGGAAAACATAGTTAAGAGTGTACGCACACAAACAGGTTATGGTGTTGAGTTGCCTAGTGGTTTAGTTATGCGTTACGATGACTTGGAGTTTGAACAAGGCGAACGTGGTGTTGAGTTTAGTTATAAGACAAGACGCGGGCGCACAAGAATCTATGGTGGTAAGGTTACAGAGAATGTATGCCAAGCCATTGCTAGATGCATCATGGGTGAACAGATGTTGGCTATAGCTAAGAAGTATAAGCCTGTGCTTACGGTACATGATTCTGTGGTATGCTGTGTACCTGATGATGAGTTAGACGAAGCTAGACAATACATTGAAGCGTGTATGAGTACGACACCTTCATGGGCGGAAGGTATGCCTATAACGTGTGAGTCTGGCATTGGCAAATCTTATGGAGACTGTGAATAATGTCTAAAGATAAAATTGAAGATGCTATTAAAGAAGTAAATGAAGCGGCGGATAAAGCTATTGAAGAAGTTACGGAAACAAAGATGGAAGTAATGGCATGGTTGAAACAGACCCACTCTTTTACTTACGCTGAGTTGTTAGTAGTAGCATTGGGTGTAGTAGTAATAGTGGCAACCGCAGGTAACATCTGATGAGTATTGCACCGTGGTCATTCAGCAAAATTAAATCCTTTGAACAATGCCCAAAAAAGTTCTATCATCTAAAGGTAGCAAAGGATTACAAAGAGCCTCAGACCGAGGCTATGTTGTATGGGACTGCGGTGCATGAAGCCGCTGAAGAGTATGTAAGAGATGGGAAACCGTTACCCCCAGAGTACGACTACATAAAGGCTCCGCTTGATGCGTTATGCTCAAAAAAGGGAGAGAAACTCTGCGAATTGGAAATGGGGTTAACGGCAGACCTAGAACCTTGTGGGTTTTGGGACGACAATTGTTGGTATCGTGGTATAGCAGATTTAGTTATACTAGATAAAGAAAGCAAGATTGCTTGGGTGATTGACTACAAGACAAGCAAGAACACTAGGTATGCCGATAAAGGTCAGTTAGAATTAATGGCACTGTGTATATTTAAACACTTTCCTGAAGTTGAGACTGTACGTGGCGGGCTTTTGTTTGTAGTATGTAACGAGTTAATACGTGAAACGTATGGCAAAGAACAAGCTGGTATGATGTGGGAGAAGTGGTTATCTGACTACAATCGCATGGAAACCGCATTTAAGAAAGATGTATGGAATGCCCACCAAAGTGGGTTATGTAAGCGACACTGTTTAATCACCGAATGTGTGCACAATGGGAGGCACTGATGAGGAAGAAACGAAAGAAGCAAGTCAACGCCCCTGTTGGCAGTGACACGTTCGAGCGAAGAATGGAACGCCAACGTGCTAGACGAGCGTTTGATAAGAAGAATGGCAAAGCCGCGCGTAAAGGGAAAGACATCAGCCATAACAAGATGTTGAAAGATGGTGGCAGTAACAAGGACGGGTATAAGCTAGAAAGCCCCAGTAAGAATCGTGCAAGAAATGGGCACAAACCTAAACCTAAAAAGTAACTTGGAGAATGTAATGAAGTATTTAATAGCTGTAACACTTTTTGCCTTGGCAGGGTGCTCTACTTTTAATGCTACTGTTGATGGAGCGCAGGGAGTTATAAACGACACCCTTAAAGCTAGTGGTAACGGTGTAGCAAATGTAACTTCCGCGGTAGGTAAAGATGTAACTGATACTGTTACTTATGTAACTACAGGTGTGGCATCAGGAATCCGCAAAGTTACAAACGCGGAGTAAGAATTCACTCTCGGACGCTTAGCTTGATGCGTCTTTAAACAAAATGGAGTAGGGGACTATTTCCTCCCTTGAAGGACACTTCATAAAATCAAGTTAGTTTGTCAGGTTATGGTGATATTGTTGCCCTGTTCATACTAGACCTAGCCCCATCTACGAACGAAGCGGGGCTACATTAATCGTAAGCGAAGACCGCTTTACGAGGTTAACCTATGGAGAATAAAAATTGAAGATCGTAGATAACAGGGCTTTATTACTTAACTTACGTAATCCGGGTAAAGTGACGAGTTGTATACCAAAGAGTAAGACGTTATCAGAACATGAAGTTATAGTCAGTTGGGGAGTTGACGAAGTGCAGGTATTAAGAAACATTGGTATCAATGCACCCTCACCAATAGAAGGTAGGTACGAGTGGACAGGTAGGTATGACCCATACGATCACCAGAAGACTACTGCAAGTTTCTTCACGCTAAATAAGAGAGCCTTCTGTTTTAATGAGCAGGGTACAGGCAAGACAGCCAGTGCTATATGGGCGGCAGATTACTTACTAGAGCAAGGTAAGATAAATAGAGTATTAGTTATATGTCCTCTATCTATCATGGAATCAGCGTGGCGCAATGACTTGTTTAGTTTTGCCATGCACCGCAAGGTAGACGTAGCCTATGGTTCAAAGAAGAAGCGCAGAGAGATAATTGAGAACGGAGCAGAGTTTGTAATAATAAATTACGATGGTGTGGAGATTGTACAAGACGTAGTTAAAGAAGGTGGGTTTGACTTAATAATTGTTGACGAAGCTACACACTATAAGAACGTACAGACTAAAAGATGGAAGACGCTAAACAAACTAATGGATAAAAGCACGTGGCTTTGGATGATGACGGGTACACCTGCGGCACAGAGTCCTACCGATGCGTATGGCATTGCTAAGTTAGTTAACCCTGTTGGAGTACCGCGTTTCTTTGGTACGTTTAGGGATATGGTTATGCAAAAGATAACTAACTTCAAATGGATACCGAAAGAAAATGCTACTGATGTAGTGCATAAAGCATTGCAACCTGCCATACGGTTCACAAAAGATGAGTGTTTAGACTTACCACCTATGGTATATGTGCATCGTGAAGTAGATATGACCCCCCAACAAAAGAAATACTATAAAGAATTGAAGAGTAAGATGATCATGCAAGCGGCAGGTGAACAAATCACTGCGGCTAATGCGGCAGTTAACATGAATAAGCTACTACAAATATCTTCTGGTGCTGTTTATACCGATACTGGTGATTCATTAGAGTTTGATATAACTAAACGGTATAAGGTACTGCGAGAAGTAATTGATGAATCTAGTAAGAAAGTATTAGTATTCGTGCCGTTCAGACACACCATACAGTTACTCACTGACAGGTTACGCAAAGATGGTATCACTACTGAAATTATTAATGGCGATGTACCTGCACCCAAACGAACAGACATATTTAAACGGTTTCAAGAACAAGATGACCCTAAAGTTTTAGTTATCCAACCACAGTCAGCGGCACACGGGGTAACACTTACAGCGGCTAACACGGTTGTATGGTGGTCGCCAACCAGTTCGTTAGAAACGTACGCGCAAGCTAATGCTAGGGTGCACAGGTCAGGGCAAGATCAAAAATGTACCGTTGTTCACCTACAAGGATCGCACGTAGAAAGACGTGTTTACTCGTTACTAGATAATAGGCTAGACGTTCACACAAGAATGATTGATTTATATAAAGAAATACTTGACTAGCCCACAATCATACGCTATCTTGACTGTCCCTTTAGTTAAGGAGCGAAAGATGAGCGAAGGAAAAATGAACGCTGAGAAGCTAACTACTGTCTATTTGAAGATAAAAGATAAGCGTAGTGAGTTATCAGCAGAGTTTAAAGAGAAGGATGCTGAGTTATCCGATCAGCTAGATAAGGTGAAGCGTGCTTTACTGGACTACTGTGAAGATCAAGGTGTCGATAGTGTAAGGACTTCTGCGGGATTGTTTTACCGTTCTGCTAGAACACGTTATTGGACTAGTGATTGGTCTTCTATGCATGAGTTTGTACTTCAGCAAGAAGCACCTGAACTGCTAGACAAGCGTGTCAATCAGAGCAATATGAAGCAGTTTTTGGAAGAGAACCCCGACCTTGTACCTAAAGGTCTTAACGTAGATTCTGAATATGTTGTATCAGTGAGGAGAAAGTAATGTCAGATAATTTTGTACCAATTGGTGATGTAGCGGATAAGTTTAGTGTATCTAAGCACACCGTACGTCAGTGGTTACGTCAAGGTAAGATACCCGAAGACTTATATGTAAAGATAGGTAACACTTATCGTTATAACCTTCAAGGGATTGAAAACGCCTTTTTGAATACCAATAAAGACTCGGTAGTTCAGGAAGCTGTAAGTGACTTTGAGTTTAACCCTGAAACCCTAGATGAGGATTTCTAGTGAAAAGGTTAAGCATACGTGGTGGTGTATTTACAGATGTTGATGGTGGCGAACAAACTACTATTGGCGAAGCTGTAAACGTAATCATTGTGAATGCCGCACCTGTGTCTAGATCATATTTTGGTAATCAGTTTGACCCTAATAAGTCTACTGCCCCAGTATGTTGGTCAGACGACACACAAACACCATCCCCGAATGTATCAGAAGATAACGTGCAAGCACGTAGGTGTATGGACTGCACACAAAACGTACGTGGTTCAGGAGAGAATGGTGGCAGGGCTTGTCGGTTTCAACAGCGCCTTGCAGTTGTATTTGAGGGAAACCTCGATGAGGTGTATCAGTTGCAGATACCTGCCAGTTCAATATTTGGTAGGGTAGTTAATGGTAATATGGGCATGCAAGAATATGCTCGCTATCTATCTGCGCACGATACATCAGTTACTAGCGTTGTCACAAACATTACGTTTGATAAAGACAGCGTTGTCCCAAAACTTTATTTTAAACCTGTTCGACCTCTCGACTCGGGGTTGGGGATTAAAGTATCAGAGATGGTGGTACACGAAGACACTAAACGTGCTATCACATCATTCGTCCCTGTTACTAATGAACCATCACCCTTTGGTAGCGTGGAAGGTGGGTTTGATATAAACGCGAATTAATTTATTTAAGGTAAATAGTTATGGCTAATCAAAATAGCACTTTTATGATACAAAACGTTGAGGCTCAGTGGCCTCGTATTAACAAAACATACAAGTTCGATAACGCTGAGAATCGTACTGTACCATGTGACCCATTTGAAGATGGCGCTAAATACGAGATGAAGTTTCGTATGACCAAAGACCAAGCTAAAGAATTATACTTGGGTATGTGTCAGGCGTATGAAGCACGTAAAGAAAAAGGTTGGCCTGAGAAAGTTGAGATGCCATTCGCCAAAGATGATGATGGTATGTATACTTATAAAGCTACCCTTAAAGGTGCTTATGGTAAGGAAGCTACATTTAAACCTGTACAATATGATTCCAAAGGCGTTAAACTACCTGAAGATTTCATGCTTACTACTGGCAGTACAGTTAATGTTGCGGTTATATTTGTGCCCTACAACATGCGTGAAGCAGGAATCTCACTGCGTTTGAAAGCGGTACAGGTTATTAAGTACGTACCAATGGAAGCATCATCACCTTTCTCCGCTGTTGAAGGTGGGTTTGAGTTCTCTTCTGAAGATAATCCTTTTGAAGTTGTAGAAACTAAATCAGCAACTAATGTTATTGAAGCTGAGTTCGGGGAAGAAAAAACTCCTGAACCTAAAAAAGTCAGTAAAAAAGCAACACCAAAACCAAAAAAGTCTGACGCTGATATTGCATCAATCGTAGACGACTGGGACGACTAGTCCAAAAAACTTAGCTAGGTATTACCGAAAAGGGCGCGTCATGCGCCCCTGCTATCTCCACCCTCGGAATTAGGAATGTATTATGGAAGCAGAAGTATTTCTCGATAAAGTAACGGGGAATGAAGGATACTACTGTTTATTTGCGGTCAAGCTAGGCCAAAACGATAGACCACAAACGTTTCATACAACGTATGATTCGTTACTACAAGAAGCACGTAAGCTAGATGCTCGTGGGTATAGCCCATACTTTGCACTGGCTACGTTTGAAGAAAGTGGTTCTCGTGTAGCTGACAACGTAAAACAGTTAAAATCTTTCTTTATGGACATCGACTGCGGGGAAGGCAGAGATTATCCAACCAAGAAGGAAGGTCTTCAAGCCCTACAAAGATTTTGTAAAAAGGTTGAGTTACCTCGCCCACTGCTAGTTGATTCTGGCAGGGGGGTACATTGTTACTGGCCTTTGTCTGAAGCTGTTAGCAGGGACGATTGGAAGCCTGTTGCAGATCACTTGAAACAGTTGTGTAAGAATCATGGGTTTACAATTGACCCATCAGTAACTGCCGATGCGGCTAGGGTACTGCGCATACCAACGACACACAACCACAAGACTGAGCCACCATCCCCTGTTGAATTTTATAGTGAACACGTACCTGAGCCTGTAAGCCTTGACGCGTTTGCTAAGTTGATTGGTGCTGACCAGATACCAGTACCTCAGAAAATAGAGTCACAACCTGCCACCGCTATGATGGAAGCGTTGATGGGCAACAAGCAACACAAGTTCAAAGATATTATTACTAGAGAATCTAGCTGTGCGCAGTTGGTTGACATAGTAGTTAATCAAGATGAGTGTAGCGAACCTATATGGCGTGCAGGATTATCTATTGCTAAGTTCTGTTCTGATGGTAAGAAAGCCGCCCACGTTATGTCTAAGAACCACCCTGAATATTCTCCAGAACAGACACAGGATAAGTTCGATAAGATTAAAGGGCCTTACCTGTGCTCCCACTTTGATGAGTTTAAGCCTGACGTATGTACACAATGTCCGCACTGGGGCAAGATAAAGTCTCCCATATCATTGGGTAGCAGTGTA